ACTTGCACCACTCATCATCGTCCCAATCACTGAACAACATACGACCAAACTCCTCGAATGGCGTATAATCCTTTGAGTAGAACTTCTTGAACTCAAGCTCCCACTTCCTCCTCTCGAATGAATTGCCGGATCCCTTGATGGCATAGTTGGTTGTAATGACAATCTTAGGTGACCTTTCAAAAGGTATCTTAATTGCGTCTTTATTCTTCTTCTCAAGCGTTATCCCCTCTGTGACGATAGAGAACAACCTTTCGAAGTCGAAGTGCTTTCTAACGTCGTCAAACGTCAGCACCTGAGTGTCTGCCGATACCAACTGGTATGCGAACGATCTCTCGAAGTTGAACGCCTTGCCGTCAATCGTCACCATCTTCTTCATCTTACCAACTGCGTTGACGAAGATACCCTTACCAGTTCCACCTTCAGGCTGGTCTGAGATCACCTCGTCGTTGATGATGATGGCAGGGGAGTACGACAGCCTCTTGTGGCCATGCAGCAGGTACCCTATTGTGCTCTCGATGGATCCTACACGCTCTCCATCCTTACCGCTGATGTTCTGTATGAACTGCTTGAAGTCGCACTGCGTGCTGTTACACACCTCAAAGTCACGATCGATCACTTGATCCTTCCACACAAAACCATTGAGGTCTAGGTAGTCTATGATGCGCACGTCATCCTTCTTGATCTGCACAGCGCAGTTTCTGAAGTACAGGTACGAGATGTCTGCCGTGTCCTGCATGAAGTACACATCAACAGGTGACAACAGCTTCAGGTAGTCCTCCTTGAAGTACTTTGTCTTGTCAGCGAAGTGATTGTACACCGACATGTCACCAAGCTTTTCTAGATAGCTCAGTACAAAGTCCTTGATGATATCTTCCGAAGTACTCGATATAAGGCTATTCGTAACCCTAACGAAGATAAACGCATCCGACCCGTCCGGCCTATATTTCCTAAACCCATTGCTTTCTAAGAATTGTTTGAATAAATGTGGAGCGATGCTGACAACGCCTCTGTCGCTTCTGGTCCAGAACTCAGAAACACCCGAGTCTTCCTCGGCCATTCGAATGACAGAGTCAATAGCGGAATCATCAACTCCAGCATCTCTAAGCTGAGTCCGCAGTTCTTTTTTTGGTACGCCACCTCTTATCTGTCTCTTGACATTATCAATAGTGTCAGTATCCTCAAAGCACTTCGTGTTAAACTTCTCCGTTGCTCTGTATGCACTCTCAACGATGGTCTTAATCTCAGACGCAGGGAACCCGTCATGCTGATATCCAGCCATGACAAAGTGCGCCATGTCCTTGTTGATACCGAAGTCATTGAACGCAGCCGCCAACTTGAACAGGTTATTGTTACGCTCTCCAACCACAACGCCAAACTTCTTGTCCCACCATAGGGTCAGCCGTCTAACAATCTCATTGCTGTCGGTGATCTTGATCGTTGGAGCCAAAGACGAAACGTCATACTGCTCGTACTCACGCTCAACGATTCCGGTCCATGTCAGGCTGTCCTCGTTGATAAAGATCATAGGATCGTATGACTCATAACAAACACGGCTTATGTTCTTACAACTCTTATCGAAGTACTCGGAGTCGTAGTGGTTTTGCAAACCCTCGAAGTAGTCTCTATGCTTGTCTTGGTCAGCCGGTATCTTAACGATGACCTTTAGGCCATTGCCGCTGGGAGATGTGAACACACTGAACGTGTACTTGTCCTTCATCAGGACCTCACGCATGGCACCCATCTCTGTACGGCCAGGGAAGTTATCAAAGTCAAGACAGATAAGACCGCTGTGCTTGACAAGGGCCTTGTCCTCTCTCTTATTGAACTCACCGGAGAAACACACAGCAGGAAGCTGCTGCTTGATCAAGTTCCTCTTGGTCTTGTCCTTTTCTGCTCGGATCTTCGACACAACATCCTTGGACTTGCCGTCACGGATGCGATCCAACACGACCATCACGTTCCTAAAGAACGGGGTCTCTGTGTCTTTAATATCTTTAAATATGGTTACGTTCATTTGATTTGATTAAAAGGGGCCCCGAAGGGCCCCGTGTGAAACTTAGAATGGCATATCGTCGTCCAGCTGCGGCTGTGGCTTGGGCTTTGGCGCCTGCTGCTTGCTCTCTGCAGCAGCGATCTTGCCGTCAGTCCAAACAACCTTGCCGCCACCCACGTAGGACTTGGCTGACTTTTGGTCACGCTCCTCCTTTGTTTGTGAATGGTAGACGCTTGCGTTCTTTCCGTAGTCATTGGTCTCGTCGTTTACAGAGATGGTTAGGTCCAAATACTTGGCACCATTCTTACCTTCGACGATTCGTGATTTGTCGATCTTAGACAGATCGAGTGAAATTGTTACTAAACTTGACATATAAAATTAATTAAAGGGTTTCTTGAATAAAATACTGGGACAATTTTTCTGTGGCTCCTGGTGCAAAGAACTTGTTATACACCTCGATCGCCTTGTAGACCTTCTCACGCCCAGCGTCTAAGAAGGCCTCGCTGCATTCAAACAATCCGGTACGGCATGTCTTCTTCTCGATGACAATGAATACCAACGGAACACCGAACAGCTGATTGTATATCCACGCCTGTGAGTCGTAGTTGTACTTTCGAGCCGACCACTTGAAGTCGTCGATGTTGCTCGTGGTCTTCAGGTCTACAATGTAGTCAGCGGTCAGCACGTCGGCCTTTCCCTTCCACATGGTGGACTTGATCTCACCGATGGCCGGCTCCTCGAACTTCGCACCCTCAGCGTACACCATATCAAAGAAGTCGATGTTGCCTTGGATAGTGTCGACCATTCTGTCTAGGTCAACCTTCTCGCTTTCCAACAGCAGGATGTCTCCACCGGCAGCCTCTTTGTACTTGTTTGTTGTGCGTGTTGATGCGTCAACGAACTGAAAGTTACCGAGCTTCTCAGGCTCCAGTAGTGCCGTGTGGAAGTATGAGCCCTCCACCATCGGAACGGTTTTGGGCTTGTCCTTCCTGAACGTGAACGGATCTTTTAATAGAGAACCAATGTCAGAGTTGGATAAGTACTTCTTGCCTTCTTCTCCGTAGTAGTTCTCATCGGATCTAAGCAAGTTGATGGTACTCATTGTAAATCTCTGCGTTGGTCTTGATGTCTAACTTCCCTTTCTTGGCCTCGATCGCCTCTAGGACCTGCTCCCATGTCTCGCCACGCTTCTTGGCAGCGGTCATGAACTTGGTCAAAGCCTTTCGGTCAATGACACCGGCCTTGTCCTTGTCTTCTTGAGTAGCAACCTTGAACCCGTCCTTCTTCATCTGCTCAGCGGCAGACTCAGCGGCAGACTCTGGCATGTCCTCTCCAGCGTAGATGTACAGACCCAGTCCGTGCATTGCGATGGCCTTGGTGGCTGATCGTTGGATGGCTTTGTTTACATCGAATGATGTAACACGCTCCAGTGGAATGGCGTTGTTGCGCATGTCCATGATCGGCAAGTAGTCGATGTGCTCGATGCCATCGATCTCGACACCGACCTTCACCCAGCATGTCTTGCCATCAGTGAAGTAGTTGTTGCCGCTTGGATCTTCGTACACCTTGCGCTGTACGCCAGGGAAGTGTTTCTTGACCTCCGCCCAGGCATATGCCCATGACAGATAGGTTTGGTTTCCTTTTTTCTCGGTCTTATCGTTTACATTGATTGCCGATAGGGTTGAATAGGTTTGATTTTGCATGGTTATTCGAATGAATTAATTAGTTGATTAAGATACCACTGAGCCTTCTTTAGATCCTCTTGTGGTTTTAGTTTGTCGTTGTACCTCCAAATGTACTTTTGGATGTTGCCTTTTAAGTACCCTCGGTACTCCCATATAGACATGGAGGCTTTGATGGCGTCAATACACTCAATGTCTCCTTGGGTGTAATGACTAGGGCTGTTTACATTGTCGTTCATTTTAGTTGTAGTTGATTGTGCATGGTTGGAAGTAGTCCACAATGGCATCATGTTCGATGTCAAAGATGTCTGCTTGAACATGGCCTTCATCTGTTTCGGTGTGAGCGAACATGACCTTGACGGAGTCGCTATCGATCGAAACGTGATGGCAGTAGATGAATCTCTTTTCATGTTCAATGTACAAAAATACCCCCGCCTTGAGCTCCAAGGCAAATGAAGTTGTCAACAAGTTATCAATCACGGTACTCTAAAGGTACTATCTTTTTGGGATATATCCTTCAATTCTGTACAATGAGTCGATAATTACAGTGTCTCCAACGCTCATGCGCTCAGGCAGTCTCATCCGGCCAGTCTGGCCAGTGGCTGAGTCCTTGAATGCGTACTGGTAACCGCCGATCTCCATGGCGAATACCGATAAAATTACTAGTGTTTTCATTT